TACAGATCTCTCTCCGATCGCATAAATTTGGCCCTAGATGACTACTTCAAAGAATCCAAAGAAAAAAAAAGTTATCCGAAAAAATCTAAAAGTATCTACACAAATAAAGACAAAACCAAAGAAAATTACTCACGATATTTACGGCTCCAATACGGTCGCGATCGAAGTTTTAATCGAAGCGCTTTATTCTTTAGGCCGGCTAGAAAAGGTCGACTCGGCTCGCGTCGAGATATGCCGGCTACTAGCTCGCGCCGTAGACGAGAATCCCGAAAACGCGAATTTATGGCGGCAGTATCGAGAATCCGAAAACGTGCTACGGATCATAGGCGCTAAAGATGTCGAGGACTTTAACTCCGTTATCGCTGGAATCTGGAGCGAGTCCACGTTACGCGACTCGACGGAATCCTAAACGTAAAACGCGCGGAGCAGAATTAGCGGCGATCGCCGGACGGCTCGGTACTCCGTTAATGGCGTGGCAGAGACTCGTCGCCGACGTCGGGCTAGAACTATTAGACGACGATATAACGCCGGCGTATCGAGAGATCGTTATTACCGTCCCGCGTCAATCCGGAAAGACTTCGCTACTTTTAGCTTGGGAATTGCATAGAGCGCTAACTTGGGGATCTCCGCAAACTATCGCGTACACGGCTCAAACCGGCTTCGACGCTCGGCGGAAACTTATGGACGATCAAGTACCAGCGTTAACTAATTCAAGTCTCGCGCCGACTATTAAACGGATCTACACGGCGAACGGTAACGAAAGCATAATTTTTAGAAACGGATCACGGATACAAGTGCTCCCGTCTACGCCGTCGGCGGGACACGGTAAGACGCTCGCGCTCGCCGTAATAGACGAGGCACGTTTCGATTACGACGGAATCAGAGAAGCCGCACTACTGCCGGCTATGGCCACTAAACGCGACGGACAAATTCTCATAGTTTCTACCGCTGGTACTGCCGAGTCTATGTATTTTAGAAACAAAGTAAACACCGGACGAGAGACCGTAAAAAATGCCGAGCTTGGCGGAATTGCTTACTTCGAATACTCCGCCGACCCGGACGACGATCCTTACGACCCGGCTACTTGGGCTAAATGTATGCCCGCTCTAAATTTAACTATCGACAAGTCGGCTATTACTCACGCTCTAAAAACTATGACGCTTACCGACTTTCAACGAAGCTATCTAAATACGTGGACTACTCAAGACGATCGTCTGATACCCGATAAAGTTTGGTTTCAATGTTGCTCGGCGAAAGTCGCGCCTATGGGACGGCTATCTTTCGGTCTAGATGTCGCTTTAGATCGGTCTTGCGCGTCGATAGTTGTCGCCGACGAACAAGGCCGGATAGAAGTTATCGACACGCGTCCCGGCGTTTCTTGGGTATCGCAAAGATGTCTAGAAATTGCTCGACGCTGGAAAGCTCCGATAATTGTCGACGGCTATAGTCCAGCTGGAGCGCTTGTCGAGCCTTTACAGAATCTCGGCGTAAACGTCGTGAAGTACAAAACTCAAGAAGTGATAGCGGCCTGTAATCTTTTATACGACGCGATCCTAGACCGTAACGTAAAAGTTAAAACGTCCAGCAAACTAGACGACGCAATACTTAACGCTAAGAAGCGGCAAGTCGGCCAATCGTGGCTATGGGCGCGAGTAACTTTAGACGCCGATCTGACGCCGCTCTACGGCGCTACTCTCGCGTGGCACCATAGCGTCCACCGCAAAATCGAGACTAAACCTAGATCGTTAATTTTCTAGCGTGTCTATGCTAGATTAAATAAAATAATGGCACTATTCGAGCGTCTAAAACTTAAAAAACGTCAAGCTATGCCCTACGGAAACCCTAATAGTTTCGTAGATTCTCTCGGCCGTGTATCGCGTTACTACAATAACGTCTACGCGGGAACTTTCGTAGATGAAACTACGACGCTATCTATTCCCGGATTATGGCGCGGAATAACTTTAATCTCTGACACGATAGGCGCTCTACCAATACACGCCTACAGGGGCGACACTCGACTAGAACCTACTCCGCCGATCTTAGAGCGCCCATACCCGAACGAAACAAGAATAGAAACACTATGCGCTATGGCGGCCGCGTTACTGATACACGGAAACTATATAGCTATCTTAGGAGATATCGGAGTAAACGGATACTCGGACTCGATCTACCCTGTATCACCTACACGCGTACACGTCGAGCGAGTCGCCGGAGTTTTAACTTACAAAATTAACGAACAAGTTTACGACGCTTCAAAAATAATGCATATAAAAAATTTTACGCTTCCCGGCCAGATCGTCGGAGTAGGTATCGTCGGCGCTCAACGTCAAGGAATCGGCTCCGCGTTAGCTATGCAAGAATACGCCGCTAAATACTTTGACGGCGGAGCACAACCGACCGGAATTCTTTACAGCGATAACGCCGACCTATCACAAGATGAAGCCGATATGTTAAAAGCCGTTTGGATGAGACACTACGGCGGAACTTCACGCGAGCCCGCAGTATTAAACGCGTCAACAAAATTCCAGCAACTATCAGATAACGCGAAAGATAGCCAGCTCGTCGAGTCGCGACAATTCTCGCTCACAGAAATCGCTAATATGCTCGGCCTACCCGGCTACTATCTCGGCGCTCCGAATTCGTCGCGCACCTACTCGAACGTCGAGCAAGAGCAACTACAATTTTTACGCGGAATCACTCCACTAATAACGCGCATAGAGTCCGCTTTTACTGATCTAATTCCGCGCGGACAATACGCAAAATTTAACACCGACGCGCTACTACGCTCGGACACGCTTACTAGATATCAAGCTCACCAGATCGCACTATCGGCCGGCTTCTTAACCGTCGACGAAATTAGAGCAGACTTCGAGAACCGTCCGCCGCTCGGAGAACCCGAAACGGTAAACGCCGACGATACACAAATAGACGATAATAACGATCTAGGCTTAATCGTATGACGCTCTACCGATACACAAATAGACGATAATAACGATCGAGGTTTAATCGTATGACGCTAGAAACTAGAGAATATGAAAGCGAGCTCGAAGTACGAGCCGACGGAGACGGCCGGACGATATGCGGAATATGTGTACCGTATGACGTCGAGACAAGAATTCACGCTGGACTAGTCGAAGTATTTAGACTCGGCGCTTTCGACGCGGTAACTCGCGCCGCTCACCGGGTAAAACTTTTACAAGGCCACGATACTAAAAAAATGCCGTTAGGAAAAGCGACAATACTTAAAGAGGATAGTCGCGGACTCTACGGAGAATTCAAAGTATCTAAAACGGACGCCGGAGATCAAGCGCTCGAACTCGTCCGCGACGGCGTACTTACGAATCTAAGTATCGGATTCCAGAGCTTAAAGGATCGTAAAACGACTAGCGGAATCGTTGAAAGAATTAAAGCACACTTGGCGGAAGTATCTTTAGTAACTTTCGGCGCTTACGGAGACTCGGCCGCCGTATCGGCATTAAGACAAGTAGTCGATAAACCGAACTTAGCGGAGCTGGAAAACCTTTTAGCAAAACTCCGAAAATAATTTAATGCCATACTCGATAGAAACAAATAACGAAGCTTGCTTGAACGGATACGCGGTAGTTAAAGACTCCGACGGGACACTAATCTACTGCCACAAAACTAGACGCGAAGCCGTCGCACAAATAGCGGCGCTAAATATAAACGAAAACTATAGAGCGTTACCAAATAATTACCGTCCAGCTTCGAGCGATAACGTACCCGCCGGCCGTAGGTGCGGAAATTGCTCGTACTATGCGGCTAACTATTGCTCGTTATGGGACGCTCAAGTAATGGCTAGCTATTACTGTAATAAATGGCAAGGAAGCGACGAAAGTCGCGCGGAAAGTTTTACACCGACTCAAGAAATGAGAGCGGAAGCGCGTCGAGGTCTAGAGTGGCGTCGAGCTTTCGGACGTGGCGGAACCGAAATAGGCGTAGCTCGCGCTCGCGACATTATTAACGGGAATCTTTCGTACTCAACCGTTTTACGTATGAGATCTTTTTTAGCTCGGCACGAAGTAGATAAAAAAGGACAAGGCTTCACACCTAGCGAAGCCGGCTATCCGTCGGCTGGTCGTATCGCGTGGGCTTTATGGGGCGGCGATCCGGCTCAAGTATGGGCTAAAAATATCGTCGAGCAAGCCGTAAAAGAATAGCTAAACAGTATCCTTGCTTTTCGTACACGCTCCGACTAACCTAAATTTTACGACACCTCGCCTATATCTTTTACGCACCTCGCAACTAGCGACACCCGTAAAGACAAAGTAAGACACCTCGCGGAGACACAAAACTATCAAAGGATAAAAACCCGTGAACACTTTTCTAAACCAGCTTTCAGATAAACGAACACAAAAAATGGAACTTATCGACGCGACACTTACTCGCGCCGCCGACGAGGATCGCGACATTAGCGACGTCGAGGACTTGAACGTAAAAGCGTTAGCTCTCGAAATTGAAAAACTCGACGCACGAATTCAACAAGTCGCCGAAATTGAGACACGAAAACAAGCCGCGACGGAACTCGCAAAACGTGTCGAAGTTTCAACACCGGAAACCCGCGACGCGGGCGGCTGGAAAGTTACCAGCGAGGAACCGACTTATCACGCTCGCGGAGCTAACTCGTTTCTTTCGGACGCGATTACTTCAGAGTTTAATAACAATTACGAAGCGGCCGAACGTATTAACCGCTATAACCGTGAGATCGTTTTACAAAAGCGCGACGTAGGTACAGCCGCTTTCGCCGGTCTCGTAGTCCCGCAATACTTGATAGATCTCTACGCTAATCTTGCTCGCGCTGGACGTCCTGTAGCGAATATCTGCCGTAAGCACGTACTCCCCGCTCAAGGTATGTCCGTGAATATCTCTAAGGTAACGACCGGAACAGCCGTAGGTTATCAAGCGGCCGAAAACGATACAGCGACAGAAACAAATATCGACGACACACTTTTGACCGTAAACGTAAACACGATCTCCGGTATGCAAGACGTATCGAAGCAAGCGATTTTACGCGGAGCGAATATCGAGGACGTCGTACTATCGGATCTTATTAGTGCTTATAACACTAAACTTGATTACGGTATCTTGAACGGCTCCGGCTCATCGGGAGAACCTACGGGACTTAACACGGCTTTAACGGCCGTCGTTACGTACACGGACGCGAGCCCAACAGTTAAGGAACTTTATCCTAAAATTGTTGACGCTATCCAGCGCGTACAGTCGGCAGTATTCGCCGGCCCTAGCCATATCATTATGCACCCGCGCCGACTTGGCTTCTTGCTCGCCGGCGTAGACGATCAAGGTCGACCGCTGGTAGTGCCTAACGCCAACGGCCCTATGAACGCGACCGGTACGTTTAGCGGTCTCGGCTACGGACAAAGCGGACAGTACTCGATGCTCGGTCTACCGATTATCACGGACGCGAACGTAACAATTACGAACGGATCCGGAGCTAACGAGGATCTTATCTACGTAGTTAGCGCCGACGAGCTTCACCTATGGGAAGCTCCAGATACTCCTAGCTATGTACGTTTCGAGCAACCGGACGGAAAAGTAGCGATCCGAATAGTCTTATTCGGCTTTAGCGCTTTCACGGCCGCAAGACGTCCGCTCGCTGGTGCTATTATCGGCGGAACCGGACTTGTAACGCCTAGCTTCTAGATCGTTTCTCTCCGAGAGTCTTACTCCTTGTCAATCTCTCGGAGAGATATCTAGAATACTTTTATGACTTTTAACTTCGAGAACTATAAATTTTCTTTGCTAATTGAACGCGCCGCGTATGTGGTTAGAAATATGCCGGAGCGCGTAAAATTAGTAGACAAAGAGCTTGCACGTCTTGACGGCTTGCTTTCGACGAAGCACTCTCGGCCGCTCGACGTGCAAGTTATCTCGAGGGAAACAGAATCGAAAACGGAAGCGATAGCGCCGATAACAAGTAAACGAAAGCCGACTAAAAGAAAAGAAAACTAATGTCGATATCTAACGGATATACGACGGTCGCTACTTTTCAAAGTTATACGGGTATGTCGTCCGTTACTGCCGACGAGACAGTAAACATAGAAAAGGCTATAGAGTCCGCTTCAAGATCTATAGACCGTATGACTAATCGCCGTTTTTATGCGGACTCCAGCGCGACCGCTCGACAATATCGGGCTACCGACTTTTACCGGCTTTTCGTCGACGATATCTCTACGACGACCAATCTAATAGTTAAAACCGATAGCGGCGGAGACTCAACTTTTGAAACTACTTTAACTATTAACACCGATTTTATTTTAGATCCGTTGAACGCCGCACAATTAGAGCGGCCTTATACGATAATTACGCTCGTAGGCGCGAAGCTATTCCCGTCTCCCGTTAATCTCCGTCCGGGAATCGAAGTAACGGCTAAATTCGGCTGGTATAACGGCGTCCCGCCGGACGACATAGAGGTAGCTTGCTTAATCTTGTCTACTGATCTCGTTAAACGCGCTTCGAGTGTAGGCGGCGTAGTCGGTCTATCGGAGCTCGGCGCAATCCGTATGAGTCCACTAGGTCGAGACGTTCAAGCTATGGTACGGCCGTACCGTCGCGAAGTTTTAGCGTGATCCCGTCCGACGTTAGAGACGGAATTAAAACGGCGGTAAACATTACAGGGCTACGCGTCTACGACACGATCCCCGACGGCTTAGTTCCGCCGGCGCTGGTAATCGGCCAGATCTCTATTACGTGGGACTACGTGCTTTCAACAAGTCTCGACACCGGGACTATAGACCTAATCCTAATTACCGGCCGTATGAGTGATCGAGCCGCACAAGACTATCTAGATAGTTTTCTAGTCGCGACCGGATCTAATTCTATTAAAGCAAAATTAGACGCCGCTCGTACTCTGCCTAAAGACTCTGTAGCGACGGTATCTAATTCGTTATGTGTATCGGCTACGCCGATCTCCGTTAGCGTTAGCGGCGTCGAAATGCTCGCCTACCGATACTCAATAGAACTATGGGGATAAATGACTAAATATAAAGTAATCGCTTCAAACCTTAAAGGCTTAAACGTCGGCGACATTATTAACGACGACGATCTAAACCGGCTAGGAATCGACGCTACGAAACGTCTCGCTAGTCAACACTTACAACTAGTACAAGATGACACTAAACCAGCGCGGAAGTATGCTAAAACTATTAACGACGAAACGGAGATATAAAAAATGGCTACAGTTACTCAACTAGGAAAAGCTACGACTTTTACGGTCGGCGGTACAGACTTTAACGACCAGCTTCGAAGCTTGTCAATGACGCGCACACTCCCGGCTCTAGACGCGACTACTCTCGCTTCGACGTCCGTAGATAATGTCGCCGGCCTCGAAAACTCGGAGACGACTTTTACACTTTTAGGAAGCTTCCTAACTACTGAGGCTATTCAATTCGCTTTCGGCGACGTCGGAACTACTTCCGTAATCGTTTACGAGCCTTTAGCGGCCGCTCCCGGCGCGAGCTCGCCTAAGTACACGCATACAGGCGGCTTCCTCTCCAGCGTCCCGCTGGTAATCGCGGTCGGCGAATTAGTTGAAATTACGTTAACTTACACCGGCGGCGCAATAGTTCAAGCCGTCGCGTAATGCTACGGATCCGGCTAAACGTCGAACGCCGAGACGGAACAATACAAGAGCTTCCCGTATATCCGCCGGCGATAATTGCTTTTGAGCGTTTCGCAAAAATGGGAATATCTACAGCGTTTTCTACGACAGATATAAAAATGGAACATCTTTATTATTTGGCGTGGCTCGCCGATCGTGATAACGGTAACGTCGTTAAACCTTTCGACGAGTGGACTAAAACGGTCGCCGACGTGGAGATAACTAACGACCCAAAAGTTTAACGCGAGGCTCGTTTCAAGAATATATAGCCGAGCTCGCGATAGAGACAGGGATCGCGCCTAACGATCTGATAGATACGCCGCCGGATATTCTAGATCTAATGTACGAGGGACTCGTTAGACGTAGCAAAGAATCGAAACGGAGATAGAACTTATGGCTTCCGGGACTTTCGGCTTTCGAGCTAATCCGCGCGACGCTATAAAAGTAGAGGGACTATCTAAAGTACAGCGCGATTTACGCAAGCTCTCTACTGACGCGCTCGATCTCAATAAAACAGAATTTTTAGAAACTAATAAACAAGTCGCCGAAATAGTTATAAACGAAACTAAAAAATATGTCCCGGTACTTAGCGGAGCTTTAGCGGCTTCTTTAAGAAACGCGTCTACAAAGAAAAGCGCTAAAGTACGCGGCGGCTCGGCGGCCGTACCGTATGCCGGCCCGATTCACTTTGGCTGGCCGTCTCGAAGTATTAGACCTAATCCTTTTATTTACGACGCGATAGATAGCCGTCGCGACGAAGTAAGAGACCGCTACGAAAACCTAGTAGAGAAACTTATAAAGAAGTATGATCTTGACTAATGGCTAAACCGATTACCGTTTCTATTACCGGTAACGCCGGACCGCTAAAAAAAGCGGTAGGCGACGCCGAAAATTCTTTAGACCGTCTTTCGGGCGCGTTTAAGAAAGTCGCCGCCGTTACCGCCGTCGGCGTAGGCGCTATCGCGGCCGGTATCGGCTTCGCCGTTAAAGCGGCGGCAGAGGATCAAAAAGCTTTCGAGTTATTGTCTCAGACTCTAAAAAATAATACAAGCGCGACTACGGAGCAGATCGCCGCTATAGATAAACAGATAGGAGCTATGTCGATACAAGTCGGCATAGCCGACGACCAGCTACGACCCGCTTTCGCTAATCTTGCGCGAGCGACGGGAGACGTAACACTTTCACAAGAGCTTTTAACGCTTGCCACCAATGACAGTAGCGCCACCGGGAAAGATTTAGAGACCGTTTCAATAGCTCTCGCTAAAGGGTACGCGGGACAAATGGGAGCACTACAAAAGCTCGGCGTCCCGCTCGACGAAAACATAATAAAAACTAAAGACTTCGACGGAGCAGTATTAGCACTATCGGCAACTTTCGCCGGCTCCGCCGACGTCGCCGCTAACACTTTCGCCGGAAAAGTAATTCGACTAAAAATTGCTTTCGGCGAAACGGTCGAACAAGTAGGAAGTTTTTTAATCCCGATCTTTACCGAATTAGCCGACGTTTTTCTTACCAAAGTAGTCCCGATCGTTTCAGATCTCGCCGATAGAGTCGGGCCTTTTCTTACTGACGCTTTAACAAAGACCGGTAACTTTATTAGAGAAGTTTTAGTACCAGCTTTTACGGCTTACTTGTTACCGATAATAGAAAAGGTATCAAAGTTTTTTACAGAAAATTTAATACCAGCGTTTCAAGCGTTTAGCGCTTTCATTACCGATACTTTAGTACCGATTTTAGTTACAATTTTTACGCCGATCTTTGACGGACTCGGCAGAATCTTTGAGATCGTAACTACTAAAGTAAACGAGAATAGAGAAACTTTTATAAAACTATCAAAATTTTTTAACGAGCTATTTATACTCATTAAAGAAAAGATCGCTCCCGTAGTCGGCGTAATCTTAAAAGTAGCTTTCGAGATATTAGCTAAAGCAATAGGGCCAGCTATCGATATCGTTTTCAAATTTATAGACGCTTTCGCAAGTATCGGAACTTTTCTAGTAAAGGTCGCTAACTCTGTACTCGGCACTATCGAAGCTATGGTAAACGGAATAATCTCAGGCGTTAACCTTGCGATAAGTGTCCTAAATAAATTACCCGGTATAGATATCGGAAGCGCTGGATCTATCTCAATCGCTCTACCGACGATTACAGCACCTACAGCACCTACAGCGACGAGCGGCGGCTTCAATCCGATTAACGCCGACCGTATCGCGTCGCCGGCGTTTATCGGTACGTCTCCCGGTCTCACTCTGCCGGAGCTACCAGCGTCGAGCGGCGGATCAAGTGGCGGCGGAAGTAAAGTCGGCGGTCTCACTCCAGCCGAAAAGGCCGCTATAAACGCCGGGAATAGTGGCGCTCCGGTCTCGTCGTCGTTCGCTTACGGTAACGCGGAAAGAATTAGCGATATGCTCGCCGCACGAGAAAACGCGGCTCCGACCGTAAATATCACCGTTAACACCGTTACAGCCGACTCCGAGCTTCCTAACCTTATAGTTGAGAGTCTCCAGCGCTACAACCTTATTAGCGGTCCTCTAGATATACAGATAGCCGTATAAATGGCGACGATCGTAACCGGCGGAAGCTACGTCTTAGAGATGGATATAGGATTTTCGGACGGCTTCACGCTCGACGACGTACAGCAAGGCGTACTAGATAATACGACTTACGTTTTAGACGGCGTAGATCAGTACGCGGAGATCACTACACAAATAAAAACTATTAGAGCGTTTCGCGGCAAGAAAACGGTAACCGACTCGATAGCTCCCGGCGTTATGACTATTCAAGCGATCGACGCCGGACGCGCTTTCGATCCGTTCAACGAAGCTTCAATCTATTACAACACTACGGACGACACTCCCGGACTTTCACCGCTTCGACAAATACGGCTATCACGTAACGGCGACTATATTTTTAAGGGACGCGTAGTCGACTTTAGTTACGACTACGGGACGGCTTTTACTAAAAACTTGCCGACCGTTACGATCACTTGTGCGGACGATTTATTTTTATTATCTAATACTTTTCTTGAAGCGTTTACGCCGTCCGTCGAGCTTTCGTCGGCTCGCGTTACAACTATTTTAGATCTCCCCGAAGTCGCCTATCCAGCGACGACTAGAGATATTGCTACAGGATCTACAACACTCGGCGCCTACCCGGTAAGCGAGGGAACAAGCGTCTTAGGATATTTAAGATCTATCTCCGACGACGCGGAAGCCGGCCGAGTTTTCGTATCACGAACGGGAGACCTTACTTACGACGCTCGTATAGGGAACACTCTCGCCGGCGCGACCGTAATCTTTTCGGACGCTGGAGTAGATACGCCGTACAGCGGACTCTCTATCGACTACTCGACGGATCAAGTAATAAATAGAGCGACGGTCGAGCGTGTAGGCGGCACAGCTCAGACGGACACGGACGCCGCTTCGATAACGCTCTACCAGATACAAGCCGTCTCGATTACAGGAAGCTTGCTATCGAGCGACGCGCAAGCGCTGGAGCTCGCGACATATCTTTTATCGGGGACTCCCGATCCGCGTTTCTCTGACGTTTTAGTAAACTTCGCAAGCCTTACGACTCCACAAAAAAACGCGGTCGCTTTACTTGAAATTGGCGACACGGTACAGATAACGCGAAGTTTCTCTAGCGGCTCGCCGGCTTCAATCACGGCCGAGCTAGCAGTAGAGGGAATCGAGCATACGATCGACCCGTTTAGCGGCCACAAAATGAGAATATACACGTCGCCTACTTCGCTCGTTTACAATTTACTTTTAGACGACGCCGTCTACGGTACCCTAGATTCCTCTAACGTGCTGGGCGCTTAGGATATGATTTAATTATGGCAGTACGCGAAGCGTTTACTATTGGACAAGTTTTAACAGCGGCGGAATTAACGAACGTCGCTACGGCGATGATCGCTATTAACGCGCAAACCGGGACGACTTACACCACAGTATTACTCGACGACGGGAAAATTATTACACTTGATAACGCCGCAAGTATTACGGCGACTATACCGCCGAACTCAAGCGTCGCTTACGGAATCGGAACACAGCTAAATTTTTTAGCGCTCGGAGCCGGCGTCGTAACAATAACGGCCGGCGCCGGAGTTACGATCCGCTCGGACGGATCAAAATTGAAACTAAATGCACAGTACGCCGTCGCGACGGTTCTAAAAATTGCGTCCGATACGTGGGTAGCCGTCGGCAATTTGAAAGCATAAATAATGCAACTACTTAGCGCTTCACACGCCGGCGCACCGTTTACTCAATATATAGTTTTCACTTCGTCGGGTACTTTAACGGTTACAAGTGGTGGCACCGTGTCAATCTGTACTATTGGTGGCGGTGGCGGCGGCGGCTTCGATTTGGCCGGCGGTGGCGCTGGTGCCGAACTTGATCTATTCGCAAACTTTACAATTACGCAAAATTTGACAGTTACTATCGGTGGAAGTGGCGCGGTTGCGCCTAACGCGTCAACTAAAGGTACAAGCGGCGGAACGTCTACCGTCGTTGAAAATGTAACTACGCTTCAAAGTGCCTTAGGCGGTGGCGGCGGTGGATCAGGTGGCTCGACGGGCGGTCTTACCGGTGGATCCGGCGGCGGCGAGGGCGGAACCGGCGGCGGCGGCGGTCCCGGCGGTGCTTCAGGCTCAAATACTTTCGCCGGCGGGACCGCTAACGCTAACGGCGCTGGTTATATCGGCGGCGGCGGCGGCGGCGCAACCGCCGTCGGCGCGAACGGCTCGACTACCGGTAACGGCGGTCAAGGTTACGCTTTGTCAACTATTGACGCTAATTTAACTTCCGCAAACTTTCCGACGACCCTCACAGGATTGACTTATATATCGTCCGGTGGCGGCGGCGGCGCTTACGCCGTGATAGCCGCGCCGCAAGGCGGAACAAATGCCGGTAACGGCGGTCAATGGCTACCAAGTCAAGTAAACGCGACATCTCCAACTTCTTACGGATGTGGCGGCGGCGGCGGCCAATTAAATATAGGCGGCACATCAGGATTCGCGGGAGCGGTAATAATTAAATTCACTTCCGCAAGCGGCGTCAGTGCTTCCGGCGGCCAAGAGACCGTAAACGTTCTTTTATGAACTACGCAGAAATAATAAACGGAATTGTTATAAACGTTATAAACGCGGACGCAGATTTTATTGCTACACAAAGCGAAAAAACTTATATCCTTTGCACTAATGGCGGAATCGGCTACACCTACGACGAAGTAAACAAAGTATTTATAGCGCCTAAGCCTTATCCGTCGTGGACGTTAGATAATAGTTTTAATTGGATCGCGCCTACTCCGTACCCGACCGACGGAAAGCTTCACGTATGGGACGAAACTAAAACCGTATGGGTATTAGCAAATTAAAAACTTTAATACTTTTACCGTCTTTCGTTTTAGCGTTATATCCGATACAAGTAAACGCGGAGCCGATACCCGGCCTAAAAATTACGGTCTACGACAATTTTACCGGCTATCAAAACTTTTATAATAACGCGCCACCGTTACCGCCGACTAGTCGAATATGTTTAGAAACGATCTACGCAAGGATCGCGCATAACTTTGACACTAGTCCGATATGCGATATTTACGACGACTTCGTAACAAAAGCCGACGGCTATATAACGGCTCCAGAGACGCGCGACATAACGCTTTACTTTCACGGCGACGACGGAGTAAAACTATATTTAGATGACGTTTTAGTGGTTGACGCTTGGTACGACTCCGGTAACGCTGGAGCGATCTTTACTATTCCGTTTACTGCCGGAATATCTAAAAAACTTGTCGCGTGGCATTATGAAAACGGCGGTAACGCTTTCGTCCGTTTAGATTACAGAGACTCAAATAATAGTTTTAATCCCGTCCCGGATAGCTGGTACACGACGGAAGCTCGTCCGGCGCCGACCACGACCACGACAACTACCAGCACCACGAGCACCACGACGACAACGACTAGCACTACAACTATTCCGGAAACGACGACAACTACGACTAGCACTACAACTACGACTAGCACTACGACGGCCACTACGTCGACGATCGCGCCGGCTCGAATAGATCCCGTCCCGATTATCGTTATTCCGCTCCCGGAGCCGACGACAACTACCAGCACTACGACGACAACTACAGAACCGCCGACTACGACCAGCACGAGCACTACGGAGCCGGCCACTACGTCGACAAGCTCTACAACTACTACAACTATTACGCCGTCTACAAGCTCTACTAAAGCTCCAGCGACTACTACAACAAGTACGCCGTCTACAAGCTCTACGACCGTCTTACAGCCGTCTACAAGCGTTTTAGAGCCGTCTACGACCGTACAGCTACCGACGACAAGCGTCGAAGTTTTAGCACCCGTTAAAGCGCTCACCGTCGCCGGCTTTGAGGAACCTGTAACTAGCGAAAGTTTAGAAACAAAAGACGCGAGCTATGTCGAGCAAACTTTCGAAGCTATAGCCGACCTTGATCTAACTCCGACGGAAACGGCCGCACTAATCGAGATAGTAGAAAACGCGTCGCCGAAAGTTAAAGCAATCTTTGAAACTAAAATAAATGTCTATAGCGGAAGCTTCGACGAGTATCACCCGGCCGGCCAAAATACGACGGTAAAGCAACGTCGAGCGCTTATCGCCGCGAGTGGCATACTTTCCGGCGTGTCTATGGCAAACTTAGCAAGTGGATCTAAACGGAGAAATTAAAACGCTTAGCTGGACGCTTGCGGCGACGGCTATAACTTTGTGGACTCTCTCAGGATCGACACGTAAAGCCGGGATAGTAATTACTGTAATAACTCTAATAGTTTATTTATTGGCCACAATTTTACAAAAGGACAAATAAAAAATGAATCAGACATACGACCAGAGCGCTAAAGGCGGAATTTTAGGAATTATTACCTATCTCGCTATGAAGTACGAAGTAGATCCAACTTTGATAGCTATGTCGCTTCCGTTTCTTTCGGCGATACTCGCTTACGCTTCAACAAAGATAGGCGACCCGGCTATAGCTAGTTTCGTCGGACGCTCCGCGAAAGACGGTAAGCCGTTAAATAACGGTAAATAAAAAATGAAATATACAGGCTTCGACGGAAACGTAAAAGCTCGACGTCCAGCTATGGACGCTTGGGTAAAAAACGCGTTAGCCGGAAGCGGCCTAAAAAATTTGGGTACTTGGGTAATCCGGGAGCAGAGATCTAACGGCGCCGTAAATCACGCCGGCATACCGTCGGTACACGGAACCGGACGAGCGGTCGATATCGGCTTTAGTGGAATAGTTGACGGTCGCGCAAAATGTGAACAACTACTTGAAGTCTTAACTAAAAACTTTGAGACTCTCGGCGTCGAAATGATCCTTGACTACTATCCGAAACCTTTCGGGCGCGGCTGGAGAGTCGATCGCTTAACTTGGCAAACTTACGATAAACCAATTATCGCCGGCGCTCCCGGCGGTAATTGGATACACGTCGAAATCGCGCCGAAACTTTTACAAACAGTACTTTTAGTTAATTCCGCGTGGAGTCTTGTTACCGCTAAAAAAGCAATCACCGAAATTTAGTAACACTTCGAGCCGTTTCGCTTCGAGCGTTTCGCGACTAGCCACAAAAGAAAAAAAAAGAAAAAACCCCCGTCCCGTTGCCTCACCGGGACTACCTAAATCTTTTACTTAATCGCCTCGCGCCGCATTACTGACAGCGCGAACTACCCGCGTTCCCGCGTTTTCACGCCCCGACTAATACGACTTAGTAACGGCCTAAAGTGCTTCCCTCGATTGTGAAGTGAAACTATAACGCGAAAGCCTTAAATTAGCAAGTTTTTAGAGCTTGCATATGTAAGACAAGTCGGCTATATTGTAAGACATAAGGCAAAAGCCTTATACAAACAAAGGGGAAGTAATGAAAGAAGTTATTTTGATAAAGCAAATAACTAAAAATCGTCTAAATAATCGAGGCGTTTACGTTCATCGGACACCTACAGCCGAGACAATTAAACGAAAAGGTCGATACGTCCAAACAACTAGATACGCAAAGAGCGCCAAACGATACAAAAGCATAGAAGCCGCAAAACAAGAGATACTAAATTTTAATCAATTTAATTTTCTTACTTCGTGGGAAGTCGTCGTAGTAAATATAGAGACGGCGCTTACTCCAGCGACCGTATGAAACAAAACGAAAAGATTACGCTTCGAGTCAATAACAAAATAAAGCGCCAGCTGGAATATAAAGCAATAAAACAAAATATAACGGTCGGCGCTCTAATTAGGAAATATATAGATCTAGGTCTTAAAGAGGGTATCTAATGGTAATAATCAAAGCCGCCGCCGGCTCGATAATTATTGGCGCTCCCGTACCGAATAAATCTAACTCGTTATGGTACTTAAAACGAATAAATAAAAACGGAATAACGCGTACACCGTATCCAGCTAAAGCTATGAAATTTGACTCGTTAAACGACGCTCGACGAGTAACCGATTACTACGAGAATAGTTTCGGCTTCGTGCTACAAATACTTATAGTTAAACCTTTACCGCGCGAAAGCAACTACGACGGATCTTTACAGCCGAAAAAATTCCAGCTAATAAAAGTTAAAAGCAAACTTGAAAGAGAAGTATCGTTTTACGAACCTACGAAAAGCGGCACGTTATGAAAGTAAAAAAAAATGTCTGTACTTGGAATTTAGCTCCAGCAACAGTAAACGAAATGATCGAGTCTATAAGTCAGTCAATGCAATACGAGGACAAATTCGGAAAGTTACCGGCCGAATTTTCTCAACTATTAACTAGAAAACTTATGTTTGATATATGCCTAAAAATTTTACTCATACAAGGAATCGAAGTAGAAAAATGACACTACAAAACTACGAGACCGTCGCGTCAAGAATTCAAAAGTTTTGGGACGAATACCCGAACGGAAAAATTTTAACGGAGCTGGTAGAAAACGGCGGTAACTATTGGATCTTTAAGGCCACCGTCTACCTAGAGGGAGTAACTAACCCGGTCGCTACCGGACACGCGCACGAAGTAATCGGAGCAAGTCAAATTAACAAGACAAGCGCTCTCGAAGTGTGCGAAACGTCGGCAGTAGGGAGAGCGTTAGCGTTTTTCGGCTATCACGGCTCCGGGATCGCAAGCGTCGAGGAAATTACACGCGCTAAACAAAGACAAGCCGAGCCGGAACAATTCACAGCAATAGCTAAAAAAGACTTCCCGAAAACGGTCGCCGTAATAAACGTGAAACGCTACGAAAATTTGATAGCAGAAACTAAAACAATAACCGAACTAATGAAAGCGGCCGAAACGATCGCTAAGGACTCAGAGCTACAGGATTCACAAAAGGACATACTCCGCGAAGTATGGGCTAAACGCCGAGCCGCAATACAAGACGGAGATACGCCACTATGACACCGAACGAGCTCGCTATCAGAATCTTTATAGCCGTTATCGCGTTTCTAGCTTTAATAACTTACTTCACCAAAGGCAACAAATGACAAGCGACAACTACGACGACGAACAGATAAGCGCCACGTTTTTAGAACTAATGAAATTCGCCGGCGCTAGCGATCAAGTAACAATAAACGACGCGCTTTATCAAGCCGTCGACGGACTACTAAGGAAAGTTTTACAAAATAAAGTCGAGCTAGACATCTTGCGGGACGAATGTAAAACGCTTTTCTTAAATCTGACTGAGGATCTACTACAACTACAAACCGACATAGCGGCACTAATAGACGTCGTAACTCAAGCCGGAGCCGACTTCCATAAAGTAAGAATCGAGTTAGAGGATCACTACAGAAAATGCGCTTTATATACGCTGGAGCAACAATCGCAAGCCTATATAGATAAAACTCAAGGCTACTAATGAACACCGAAAACCTCGCTTTAATCTTTGACGCGAGTAGACTTGCTCGTACTACCGACCCGGACACGTCTCACCTAGCCGCCGATACGGCGAGCGTTAGAGGCCCTAACCAAAGGCTCAAAGTATGGGAAGCTATAAAGCACTTAGGCGAAGCTACAGACTACGAAATATCCGAATACCTACAGATCCTAAGATCAAGCGCCGGGAAACGACGACAAGAATTAACGGAACTAGGTCTAGTCGAAGCGACCGGAAAGCGTCGAGTAACCGATACCGGAAGCGCCGCTATTGTCTGGCGTGTCTCGTTACAGCTCTCGCGATCTTGTCCGTTTTAACTCTCACCGCTTCCGCGTCCGCTCCAGCTCCGACCGTACTACCATTAGTTACGGAGAGGCTCGCGCTTAAGATGCTTCCCTCACGCTTTTCAGAGCGCGAGCCGATCCGTACAGACGGCTTCGACCCGGCTCTAATCGTCTACAGACACGGCGATATATCTTGGCTACCCGATCTAGCTTCCCTCGCCGGCTGGCCGCTCGACACTCATAAAGAATTAGGGCGAATAATTTTACGCGAGTCGGGCGCTTGCGAAACACGTATCGGCGGCTCCAGAGTTAAAGGCGGAGACGGTCCGGACTCTTGCGACATAATCGGATACGCCGAACTAACTCACTTGTCAGACGTCGGACTCACTCAATTAAACGGGATCGTATACGACCCTAAGCGGAACCCTAACTCGGCGATATGTCGAGAGCTTCAACTATGCACCCGTGAAAGTTTACGCGACGGTCTAAACAATTTGAAAGCCGCACTAATTTTATATAAGTTAAACAAATTCGAAGCGTGGAACGCGTGTAATTGGGATAAGACTAAATGCCCGAAACAAAAGCAAGACGGAAACTAACCTAAATATATGGCCACTAAACCTAACAAGTACCGCTATAACGATTCACTATGGAAACGTACTCGACTACAGATACTCCAGCGCGACGGCTACAGATGTACGATAGGGCTCCCAAAATGTAAAGGGATCGCTACACAAGTAGACCATATAACACCGCTCGCCTACGGCGGCAACAAGTACGAGCCGACTAATCTCCGCGCGTCTTGCGCGTCGTGTAACTCGACTCGATCTAATATGTTGAGACGAAAACCGTCGCGAGTATGGTAAATTTTAGAAAATATGAAAATAAAAAGCCGATCGTTTTTTTATGAGTGTCTCAGACTGC